AAGCCCTTGAACTTGCGAACCGCTTCGTCAGGGACGCAGTCAACCGGAAGCCCCGCGATAGCGATCTGATCCGACAACGCTTTCTCGTTGGGGACCCAGGTGGCGAACATGGCGAAGCGTTGGCGGTCATCCTGCGGCTCGATGGCAGCGCGGTTCTGTTCGGCAAGAGCGGCATCAATCTCGCGCTGCTGCAGCTGCTCTTCGGTTAATTGATGGTTAAGTGACGGATTGGGTGCAGCCGCTGCACCCCGTTCTGTCGTAGGTTGCACCCCGTTCTGTTCTGAAATGCACCCCGTGCCGTCATTTGCACCCCGATCAGAACGGGGTGCAGCATTTGCACCCCGCAATAGCTGAAGGTCATAAACGACTGGGCGGCGATCATGACGGTCGATGTGAACGGCGGCGATCGCCTGATTGCCCTTCATGATCAGCCCGGACTTCTCTAGGTCATCAAGCTTGTAACGCACGGTGCGCTCGGACAGCCCGGTGTCTTGGGCCAGAGTCGTCGCAGATGGGAAAGCGCCTGCGCCATTCGATCCGGCGTAGTTGGCCAGGCACAGGAGAACGTGGCGTGCACTGGCATCCTTGAGAACTTGCGTGGGCAAAGACAGCGCCCATGACATTGCTTGAACGCTCACTTCGAGGCTCCGATATTCAGTTCGGCCAAACGGGCAAGGCCCTTTGGAGTAACGAGAGGATCGAAAGCGGCGCGGTCAGCACCGGTTTCTGAGTCAGGCTTGAGAGCGGTGACTTTGTGGACCATGTGGCCCGAGGTGATTCGTGGCTGGTATGCAGTCCAGCGCCCGGAGCCTTGGCGGCGGAAGATCCACCGGTTCTGCTGCATCCAGGCGAAGAGCTTCGAAGGTTTGAGCTGCAGATGCTTCGCAGCGTCGGTGATGCAGATCGCGCCACCAGCGGCTGCCAGACGGTTGATGGCCGCAACCTTCGGCGCTTGGTCGAGGATGACCAAACGCAGGGTTTGGTTATCCTTCGCCTGATCTGCCGCAGCCTGCAGCGCCTCGGCGTAAGTGGCCGGGATCTGGAACTGGCCCGCCTGCGCTTCCAGCTCCTGCCAGCGATCAATGATCCGGGCGCGAAGCTCGACGCTGTAGCCAGACACGACGACGAGGGTATCGCGCTGCGATAGCAGGAACTCTCGATAGACCTGGCCGTTTTGCGGGTGGACGTAGGGGGTGTCGTTTGAAGAAACGACACCCTTCGCAACCAGGGCGCGGATGGTTTTCAGCACGTTGTCGTGAGAGCTGCCGATCAGATCGGCAATCTCACGCGATGACATGTGTCGCGACACGTTTGGAGATTGGCCAAAACGTGTCGCAGAAATTGGGGTATTGCCGGGGGTGACGTTCGTGTTCATAATGGCCCCACAAGTTTTTATTGCTGTTGAAAAAGCCGCCCTGCCAGGCGGTTTTTTTATGCCTGCGTGTCAGGCGGCCTTCACCGAGCTTTCCAGCGCGTGCAGGCTGTCTCGCACGTGACCGATCTCTGTGAGAATGTCGCCCTTCTCGCTCCCCGAAACGTGGTTGTCTGCCAGCGCTTCGTGCACCGCGAGCGTCAGTTCTGCGACTTCTTTCCCAACGTGAACCAGCGACGCGGTCAGTTCTTTTGGTGCAGGTGCAATCTTTGGCACCAGCTCGAAACCGAACTGATCAGCCAGGGCCTTCAGCGGGCGCATGTCGGCGGTGTGCAGCAGAATCCCGAACAGATGCTCAATGGTCAGGTGATGCGCTGCGTTGTCCGGGTTCGAGCGCTGCAGCAGACTCACGTGAGCCATGCACATCTTCCCGGCAAGTTCTTCAGCACCCGCCTCCTTGACAGTCGCGTGGGTTGCTCTCAAGAAATCTTCCATTCGTAAAACCTCGAAATTGTTTCCGTGGAGGCCCAGCGATACCTGGGCGATCATCTGTTCAACGGATCAGGCAGCGGTGTTCTTCTCGGTCTCGGCCGGATCGTCTTCACGCCGAGCAATGAGTGCCCCACCAGACTCCTTTTCCAAAACGCATTGCATCGGGTAGGAGAAGCCGCCCGCTGTACGGCACTGCGATACCCGGCTACCGGTTACACGCAGCGCATCGCCAATCGCGCGGCCGGTGCGGAAATGCTTCAGGGCTTCGTCGTAGGTCATGGATTGACTCCTGTGTCTTCGGCGAGTTTAGAGTTCTTAACTGTACAAGGCAAGTTATCTAAACAATGAAATGTTTAGAATCCTAAATATGGAATTTAAAGACCGACTCGCGGCGCGAATGAGGGAGCTCAACCTCAACGCTACCGACATCAGCAAACAGACTGGCGTCTCTAAGGCGACCGTCAGCTTTTGGGTGAGTGGAACAAATGGTGCCAAGGGCAAAAATTTGCTCGCCCTTGCCAGGGTGCTTGAATGCTCCCCCGATTGGCTCTCAGAAGGCACCGGTTCGCCTGGCGACAGTGGTGATGGGCAGCAGGCCGTGAGCGGGTCGACTACTGATCTTGTCGCGCAGTTGCTAGCCTCGAACGCCGGGAAAAAGCTTTCGGCAAAGGCACGAGAGACAATGCTGGCGGCAGCAGAAGAAGCAGATCACGCCGCAGAGACGACCTCATCGTACCTACCCGCGAATTACGCGAGCCTCAAACCGAAGCAGGAAGAGATCCTAATTCCGCAATACGACGTACGCGGCGCAATGGGTCATGGCCAGGTGCCGACTGAGTACAACGAAGCAGTCCGTAATCTCGTCGTGAGAGAGGAAATACTTCGTGAAAAGGGTGTCACTTACACTTCGACGACAGCTCTAGCGATGGTCACTGGCTGGGGGCAATCAATGGAGGGAACCATCAATGACAAGGATTTGGTGGTAGTTGACCGGGGAATAAAGGAGTTCGTTGGCGAGGGAATCTATCTGCTGACATGGCACCAAGAGCTGTACATCAAGCGAGTCATGCGCCTGGATGAGGATCATTACCGGCTGATCTCTGATAACCAGCACTATGAAAACCAGACGGCCCGCATCGATGACGTAGTGATTCACGCGAAGGTCTTGCTCGTTTGGAATGCTCGCAAGGTCTGATCCTCCGACGCCCGCTCGAAAGAAGCCCGCATATGCGGGCTTTTTGCTGATTCAAAACGGCGCTGGCTCATCCATCAGCGTGAACTCTTCACGCTCCAGAACCTGTGGATCGTCTTCGGACGATGCTTCCCACCGAAGCGTTACTGACCCATCGTCGTTGAACGTCATTTCGATACCGTCGGTTTCGGATATCAGCGACATCACCTCATCCCACTCCATGTCGCCGTCGCTGTCCAATTTGTGGATCGTTACCCACCGCTGCTCTTGGGCTATCGGGTGATTGATCATTGCTGAGACGCGCAAACCAAGACGCTCTAAACCACTCACTACGTGTTTGACTGCAGGCTTCGACTTTGCCATGGGCGCTCTCCTATTGCTGTATGGATGTACAGTTTATTAGGAGCATACCTCAGCAAATTCCAGCGCGTAAGTGCTGGCAAAACGATCTCGACGAACAGCTCGCTCGCGCCGCCAGTTAAGTTTTCTAAAATAAAAGTTGACGGTTTCTGTTTAGTTTTCTAAATTGAAGTCATCGCCGGATAACTACCGGCCTCGGCAAGGCAGCGATGAATCGGCCTCAACGATTCAGAGGGGTGGCAACTGTCCCAGGGTGCGCAGCGTAAAGCCCCGAATCAGTTTTCCGGCGGACGGTGTCGCGGTCGGAAGAACAACCGGAAGGAAGTCGGAGGCCGACGCCAGCAGCGGGCCCCGACTTGAAATCATCACTGCTGCACCTTGGCGACAGGGTGCATCGGGATGCGGACGAAAACGCGGCCTATAACCGCCCACCTGCATTTCAGATACCCCGGCACGGAGGATTGGCAGCCATGTGAACCTCAGTCAAAGCCCTCCTACCGGAGGCACTTTCACCCCCTTCACGTAGGGAGGTCTACGTGAAGACGAAAGCCCGGGTGCTACCGGGCTTTCTTTTGTCTGGCGTTTATTGCGTCAGCACTCTCCCCTGCGCCCAACGGCAACCAGCAGGCGGCGCCGAGTGCTGACGAATGAACGCAACCCCACCACCGAGGGATCAGTCATGAACCAAGCCATTCGCCAAAAACAAGCTCTCCTGCAGGTTATGCGGGAGCGTGTAGCAATCTCGACTTCCGAGATGTACCAGAAGATCGGGCGAGAAGCGCCAGTGCCTGCGCCACGCTTCAACGTGATCCCACTGGGTGGCAACCAGTTCGACGTCGTCGAGCATGACACCGGCATTTCTCGGGGCGCCCGTGAAGGGCACGACATGGCCTGCAATTACGCAAAGCAGCTCGAACAGAATGCAAACTTCTTCGAAGGCGTTCGGGCGAGCGGTAGCCACTTCGGGCGGATTCTCCTGCGCTGGACCATCGGGTGCGCGGCACTGCTGTTCGTCTTCGCCTACTTCGGAGCGCAGCAATGATCGGCGTTCCAATGCCAGATCCGCGCGAGCAGATCACCGACCACCTGAACCGGGCGCTGGAAGAATTCTTCGGCGCCGGCAAGCAGGCTCAACAGATCGCGCCGGGCGTGTCCGGTGAGCGTGAGCTGACCTTCGGCACCGCCTACGGCGACAAGCTCCGCGCCAAACGCGACAAGATCGCACCCGACCTCAAGCGGCTGGCCGAAAGCGGCGCCAACCTCTACCAAGCCTGCAAAGAGCTGGACATTGGCCACAAGCGCGCCCTGCTCATCGCCAAAGAAAACAACATCAAATTCAAAGACTGATGAAACGAACCACCAACCGGGCGGCCACGCGCCGCCGACAGACCTGGCTGGACTTGCCGGCCAGCGGAATTGAAGAGGTAGGCCATGGCCAAGAGCAACGCGGAGCGCCAAGAGAAAACCGCGGCGAAGAGGAAGAGCCGCGGCGAAGAAGAGATCAGGCTGCACTGCCTGCCCGGTACGCGCCAAGCCCTTGCTGAGCTGATGGCCTGGAGCGGCATAGAAGAACCGGGCGAAGCGATCACACTGATGATTCACCACCTGCACGGCCTCGGCCCGGGTGGTGCGCTGCACATGCTCACCCCGCCGCGACACGAATACGTCATTCCGGAAAACGTGTCGCGGAAATTAAAGCTCGCCTTCGATCGCGAAGCCCTTCGCATAAACCACGACGAATAACACATTACCCACGCTGCGCATCCGAACCACGGAGGGCGGCGCACACCCGGAGAAAACCATGACTCAACATGCACAGCAATCCGTAGCCGCCGCCGATCTTCCTGAGCGTGGCCAACCGCTCGCCGGCGGAACCTTCGTCACCCGCTACTGGCTGAATGGCGAAGAGCGCGCCCTGGTGCTGCTCGACAACGAACTGACCGGCGCCTGGGGCGAGTACGGGCAGGATGTTGCCGACGCCAAGAGCTACAGCGACGGCGCAGCCAATACTCGCGCCATGGCCGAGGCAGGAAGCGACCTCGCGGCGAAGGTGCTGGAACTGGATGCACACGTCCCGTCCCACCTCGAAGGCGCTCTGTTGATGTCCGCCAAGGCCGACGGCGTGGTCAAGCTGCGCGAGGATCGCTGGCACTGGCTGAGTACGCAGTATTCCGCCTACGGCGCCTTCGGCATGGACTTCGAAGGTGGCTGGATCTACGGCAACGACAAGGACGACGAGCGGCTCGTCCGCCCTGTCCGCAGCCTCATCATTCAGTAATTCACCCATTCATTGCTTTTCATGCAGGTGATTCCCGGGAGTGTCAGGACGACGCTCAGACCAGAAGCGTGTCGGTAAGCGCCGGCAGCCTGCACCCTTATTCAGCTCACAGGAGCATCCCATGCAAGCGAATCAACTGACGACCTACACCAGTGGCGACCTGATGATCAGCAGCCCTGACGAATCGGTCGTGCTGAAGCTGGCCTCCCTCGCGATCAGCGCGGCACCAAAAATTTCCGAAAGCAGCATCCCAGCAATCGGTGAGATCTGGCCCGGCGAAGGCGGCGTGAATGGCGGCCTGTTCCCAGGCGACGGCAAGCCCTACTACCTGATCGTGCCGACCGGCGCCGATGCACAAGCCGAACTTGAGTGGGGCGGCTACCGCGAAGAGCTGGATGGTGCGAAAAACCCGCACGACGGTCTGACCAACACCGCCGATCTGATGGATACGGACACGACCTACCCCGCTGCGCAGTTCTGCAGCTCGTTCGAGCGCGACGGGCACAACGACTTTTACCTAATGTCCCGGCGCGAGGCTTCGTTCCTCGAGATCACCCTCGGTGACAAGGACGTGTTCAGCAAGGCCTGGCACTGGACCAGCACGCAGTATTCCGCCTACAGCGCCTTCCCCATGGACTTCGAAGATGGCTGGGTCGACTTCAGCGGCAAGAGCAGCGAGCGGCTCGTCCGCCCTGTCCGCAGAAAGTTTATTTGATCATTCAATCCTTCATTCATGGGCGCGCAAGCGTCCTCGCTTTTCAAGGGGGCCAGGATGGCCATGCACTCGGATCTGGAGATCCACAAGGTTGCAGAAGAACTGCTCGGAATGTCGCTCGATCTGGTGCGCAACATCCCCCGCGACCTGAAGCAGGTTGTAGGAGCCAAGATCCGCGATGAATGCCTTCAGGTCCTGGTGCTGATCGGTCGGGCCAACATGTCGCGGGACAAGCTGCCCCATCTGAACCTCCTGCTGGAAAGCATCTGGATGCTGAACTATTTGCTGCGCGCGCTCACCAACAGAGCGCTGATCAGCAAGGGCCAGCACGCCAAAGCGATGAAGTTGACGGCCTCTGTAGGCCGACAGGCAAACGCCTGGAAAAAGTCCGCAACAGCGCCCGCTACGTGAGGGTCAAGGCTCTCCCGTCTATGCGCAAAATCTGGTCGAGCCGCTGACCTCTGGTCACCGCCATGCGCACAAGAGAAACCGCCGGTCTAAAGCGTCCGCGTAGGTCTTGCGCAGTTTCCACTCTGATCGGCGATGCCTTCGGGGTGGCGATGTAGATAGCTCGGCAGGTCGCAGTATTCCGCCAACAACGCCTTCAACATGGACTTCGAAGATGGCTGGATCAACAACAACGACAAGAACAACGAGCGGCTCGTCCGCCCTGTCCGCAGATTTGAATGTTGCACCCTTCCAGTTCGAGGATCTCGTCCAAGCGTATTACGACTGTCGCCGGCACAAGCGCAACACGGCAAGTGCCCGGGCGTTCGAGAAGGACATGGAGATCAACTTGCTGGAGCTTCACGACGACCTGATCGCCGGCACTTACCGGCCAGGCCGTTCCATCTGCTTCGTGGTTACCCGGCCGAAAGCCCGAGAAGTCTGGGCAGCGGCGTTCCGGGATCGCGTCGTCCACCACCTGCTGTACAACCATGTGGCACCGCGCTTCTACGCCAGATTCATAGCGGACAGTTGCGCATGCATACCAGGTCGCGGAACGCTGTACGCCGCGAAACGCCTTGAATCGAAGATCCGCAGCGCCAGCGAGAACTGGTCGAAGCCGATCTTCTACCTCAAGTGCGACCTGGCCAACTTCTTCGTCGCGATCGATAAGCAGGTGCTGCGCCAGCAATTGGCCAGGAAGATCACCGAACCCTGGTGGCTTGCACTGGCCGAAACAATCCTGATGCACGACCCGCGAGAAGACTACGTTCTGCGCAGCCCGCCGCACCTGTTCAACCGGGTCCCGCAGCACAAGCGGCTCACCGCGCAACCGGCGCATCGCGGGCTGCCTATCGGCAACCTTTCATCGCAGTTCTTTGCCAACGTCTACCTCGATGCGCTCGACCAGTTCGCCAAGCACCAGCTACGAGCCAAGCACTACGTCCGGTACGTCGATGACTTCGTGTTCCTACATGAGTCGCCGCAGCAGTTGAACGAGTGGCGGGAGCAGGTCGAAGCATTCCTGCCGATGCTCGGCGCCAAACTGAACCCAAGCAAGACCATCTTGCAGCCGGTCGATCGCGGCGTTGACTTCGTCGGGCACGTCATCAAGCCCTGGCGACGCACAACACGGAAGCGGTCACTGGCCCAGGCGCTGAAGCGTACCGCAGCCGCGCCGGCCGAGGACCTGCGCGAGACTGCCAACAGCTATTTCGGCCTGCTCGGTCAGGCCAGCCACAGCCAGAAAGACCGGGCAGCCCTGGCCAATGTCGTGCTGAGGCGCGGCAACAGCGTCAACGCGGCGCTGACCAAGACCTTCAAAAAGCAATAACCCACCCACTTCTACGAATCACGCCAGCCGGCGAGGATCCCCTATGTCCGCACAACAGATCGACGAAAAGAAACTCGAGCGCGCGATCCGCAAGATCAAGCACTGCCTGGCACTGGCCCAAAGCGCGAACGAGAACGAAGCCGCCACGGCGTTGCGGCAGGCCCAGGCACTGATGCGTGAGTATCGGCTGACCGAGATGGACGTGAAGTTGAGCGATGTCGGTGAAGTTGAGTCGCAATTTTCCCGAGCCGAACGCTTGCCTACATGGGAGCGGAACCTGAGCGGAGCAGTTGCCCACGTGTTCGGGTGCACCTCGCTGTATGGTCGGCAGTACTGCAAGGAAAGGGATCGGATCATCGCCCGCGCGTCCTTCGTGGGAGTGACACCCGCCCAGCACATCGCTCTTTATGCGTTCGAAGCGCTGCTGACAAAATTGAAATTTGCCCGCAAGCAATACGTCGCAGCGGTGCGTGCGGGCCGGCATCGCAGCTCCTACTCAGCCGAAACAGCCGGCGACCATTTCGCCCTGGCATGGGTCAACGAGGTTTACGGGAAGCTGAGCGCCCTTGTTCCGAAGGGTGAAGACGAAACCACGCCAGCAAGCGACGGCCGCTACATCATCGCAGTCGAAGCGCAGGACAAGGCGCTGATCACCGAATACCTCGCAAACAAAGGCGTGGGCAAAGCCCGCAAAGCGCGTGATGTCGATATCGACCTGAATGCGCAAATCGCGGGAATGCTCGCCGGCCGCAGAGTGGATCTGCACGCCGGCATAGCGCGTGGAGGCGATGACACCCTAGCACTGACCGCTACCGGCTGATGATCGCCCGACCTTGGCGTACTACTGCAGCACTCTCAAAGCCACGGCCAGGCCGACAGCCAATCAGCGAGGCGCATCAGCATCTGGCTGAGCAGTTCGACAAGGACTTGGTACATCACTTCAGCGATGAGTCGCTTCATTCGGTAGAACTCCAGCGTGTTGGATAGCCAGATCATTCCGTCACGACTTTCTCGCCAGCAATAAAACACCTGAATTTTTACTTATCCACCGCCCGGGAATGCCCCGGCATAGGACGCCACATGCCCACAGAAAAGATGAAGGCCTATCACGTCGGTGAAGGCTCCGAAGGTGAACACGTGATCACATTCGCCACCAACAGCGCCACCGCGCGCCGCGAGGCAGGCAACGAACTGAACCTGACCTTTGAAGAGGTGGAGTTTTGCCGGCGCGCGCCGTGGGCAGACGAGTTCGCTGGTCAGCGATTCATTCCGGCCAAGGCCTACCACGCCAATGGTTGGTGGCTGCACTGCAATAACTGCGAGGTCCAGCTTTATGAGGACGCGGAAGACGACGAAGGCAACCCGCTTACGATCGTCTACGACGGCCGGCACGCTTACTGCGATCAGGGCTGCAAGGACTCGAGGGACAAGTTGGTAGCTGATGCGAATGCCAAGGGCGAGGCCTTCAAGGCAAAGGTGCTGTCCGAGCGGCCAGACCTCACATTCGACAATTTCAAAGTCGGCTACCCGTGGGTCGTCATGTCCGCGACGTTCAAATTTCCCGGCTGCCAGTTCGGCGGTTCGGTGAACGATCAGGAGGAAAGTGGCGACCTGACCTGGTACGTGGCTCAGGGTGACAAAGCCGCATGGGACTTCTATCAGAAGGAGCGCGCAGCATGAAGCGCATCTACCTCAGCGGGCCAATGACCAACATGCTAGACCTGAACTTCCCGCTGTTCCATTCCACGGCCGCCAGCCTGCGCGCCGCCGGGCACAGCGTCATCAACCCCGCCGAGCTCAACCCAGACCCGGGCACCTGGAGCGAATGCATGCGTCGCGATATCAAGGCCCTGATGGAATGCGACACCGTGGCCACCCTGCCTGGCTGGCAGGACTCTCGCGGCGCCAGCCTTGAAGTGCACATCGGCAAGGAGCTCGGCATGAAGGTTGTGAATGCCCATGATCTGGTATCGATGGAGATTGCATGATGAGCGAAATCACAAGGACGGCGATTCAGGCACCGATCGCGGTCGCCATGGCGAGCGAGATGTCTCGGAGCCAGTTCCACACCGTGGCGCAGGACCTGTTGCGCGACTTCGATCGGGTCACCGCCGAGAATGCCGCCCTGCAGCAGCGCCTGAACGCAGCGGATCAGCGGGCTGATGATCTCGCCGAGATGCTGGCCCTGGCCTCAGTCAGCGTCGATTACCACGCCGGAATGAAGGGTGAAGACGGCGAACACCTCTACGACCTTCTGGCCCGGATTCGCGCGTTGTTTCAGAACCATGTCGAGCACCCACTCGCAATGGTCGAGCAAGACCATACCGGTGACGCCACCGAAAAGGTCGCCCAGCCATTCACCGAGCAGTTCATCGAAGACCACCTCGGCAAACTCCCGCAGTAACCCGTAACTCCCTCCCCCTTCAAAGTCAGCCGCTATAGCGGCAAGGACGAAGTCATGCCTGAAGAAAAGTTGATCGGCCCCGTCGAAGTCGCTCGCGATGAAAACGGCTTTTGGTGGCACCCGGGCATCCCGGCATTCGACGGCTGTGAAGACCCGGCGCCATATCACGCCTGGCTCAAGGAGCAAGGTCTTGAGCTGAAGTACTGGGGGATGGATTCCGATTTGGATAGCCACCCCTACTACAACGGCTCCGCCGCGCACTGTATCGGATGGGATCCTGAAGCACCTGGTCCCGAGTGGTTTCTGCTGGGGATCTTCGATACCGAGGACGGCCCGCATGTGCACTGGGCACGCCTCACATCAGAGGGTCGAGTGAAAGCAGCGCAGGCGTGGCTGAAAGGGATTGAGCAGGAGTATGGCCAGGAAGCTGCCGACAAGTGCGAAGACATCCTGATGGAAGCAGAAGCCCGCAAGCAGGCCGCGCCATGATCCTTTCCTGCATGGCCGGCTGCACCCTCTTCTTCTGGCTTCCATTGGCCCTGACCATAAAGGCGGTGATCGGATGATTATCGATGACGTAATGACGGACAAAATCACCCTGCACGGGCTCGGCTTCGTGCAGGTTCAGCTCCAGGGTGGCCAGCGGCTGCACGTTTGGCACCCTGAGTTACCGCGCCGGGCCTGCTTCGAGCACTCGGCGATCCACAACCACCGGTTCGACTTCGAGTCGCGCGTTCTGGTCGGCACGCAAATCAACGTTCTCTTCGCCGATTTCCCTGCGGCTTCAGCCTGCTTCATCAAGGAAACCCACGAACTCTATCTGCATGAGGGTGCGAGAACGGCGCGTGGTGGCCGCCCATGGACGCCGAATGGTCGCGTGGATATGCGAGAGCTTTACAGCCACGCGGTATCCGCCGGATCGACCTACCACATGAAGGCCTACGACTTTCATCGAACCGAGCCCGGCGGTGACGGAAAGGTGGCGACGATCTTGAAGAAAGGGTTTGAGGGTCAGAAAGGTGCGCAGTCCAGTTGCGTCATCGGCATCGAGCCCGACACAGACTTCGACCGGTTCCAGTGGTCGCCCGCGCAACTCTGGGAGGTCGTCAGCGATGTGCTGCTCGGCCAGAAGGTGACGCCATGATCGCCCTCGCCTGGTTCGCCTACGTGTACTGCTACAAGGTGACAAAACCATGAGAGAGCCAACAGGA